ATCCTCCTCTGATACACCGTACCGCCGGGCCTCCCGCCGTATCTCGCCTATGTTCTTCCGCTGGGCCACAATGATGTACGGCTGTCCCTGTATATCATCCAGATTCGGGTCACCAAAGTACACATTTTCAACGTCAAGCACCTCACAGGCAATGTCCCCGGTAATAGGCGTATCCCGCTTCTCACTGGCATATAGCCCCGTGCGTATCCGTTCATCCCACCACGTGTATAAAATCCCTGTGCCTGAGGTGTAGGCGTTGCGCAAGGCTTCCTCCCGCATGGTATCAAGCTTCAAACGCTCTGCCGTCACCTTGAAATAATCCGACATAGCCGCCATCACAAGGTTGATTTCCTCATCCGTGGGTATCTCCTCCGGGGCTGAGTCCTCACGCATAGGCGAATCTGACGAGCCCACAGACCCACCGAAGCCCACCATCCCACGCAGAACCGTTTCCGCCGCCTTGTCACCGTCCGCCAGACCGTCACGAAGCTTGCGTATGCTGTCCCGTGTGTGCAGGGTATTGGGTACGCCCTCCGCCGAATAATTCACCGCCACAGGGTTTGAGCTGACAACGGCAATCTTGTAATCGGCTATGCGCTTGATTACATTGTGCCGCACCAGAGGCCGGTCAGCGCCGCAGTTGACCCCGTGCCACTGGTCACCGACAAGATACCGCTCATTCATCTTGTTCTGGTCATACATCCCCCGCCGCCCCAGCTGCTCCTTAAAGCGGATACCCCGGCGGTAGTCCTCAAAAACCCGTGAGGCAAAAGCCTCTGAATTGTTCCGGCTTTTCCGGCGCAGCTCGTCCTCTGTCACCGCGTCCTCCGGCTCCCGCCATTCACCCCATGAAACATTTGAATCCTTAGCCATATACTCCGCTCCTTTACTCCTTGATATCTTCCTCGCCTGAAATAACGATACTGACGCCGCCTGCCACAGCGTTGTCCGTCTTTACACTATATCCGTGCTTTGACATCCACAGCCCCGCCAGCTGAGAAGGAATGAGTCCCAGCTCAAACTTTTTACGGGCGTCAATCTCACATTCCTCCCGCATGTGTGTGACGATGTCAGCAAATCTATTGTTCTCCGCGTAATATTCATAAAATGATTGCCTTGCAAGCCCTATAAACACACAAAACCCCTCAATGGTGTATGTAATACTGCGTTTCAGCGTTTCACTGACAAATTCACTGTTCTTGGCGCTGAATTCATGGGTCATTACCTCTTGATTATCGCAAAAGGCCTTGTACTCTTCCCACTTGTCAGAAAGCTCCTGCACACTCTTAAATTTTCTCGGTCTGCCCATATAGTCACATCCTTCCGGGCATAACAAAACGCCCCTGCACAAGCAAAGGCGTTCAGATATTTTTTCACACCTACAGTATATCACAGGCGTTTAGTGCAAAACAATGCACACTTTTATTTTTTCCAAAATTATTTTCAAGGAATGCTTATACAAGTAAAACATTTCCCGTCTGGACAGATTCACCCGCTCGGGGATATCATCAAACCGAACGCCGCAGACATACCGCCAAACCAGAATAGCCCGTGCCTCCTGCGGAGCCAGCCCGATAACCCGCACTACCTCATCCAGCTCCCTCNCCATCTCCATAACCTTTTCACTGTGACGGTTCCTGGCCTCCTCCACAGCGTCAACGGCGTCCTGCACAGGGTTACTGACTGCTGAGCTGTGGGGCATACCGTCAAAGCCCTTGCCCTTAAGATAAAGCAAATCAGAGCTGAGCATATCCACAAGCCCCTGCATAGCTGCCATCTCACTGCGAATGACCCGGTAGCTCCTCAGGTATTGCTTCAGCCTCTCAATGTTTTTTATGTCCTGTATGCCCATAGCTCATTTCTCCTTTTCAGTATTCGTCCCCTTCACCCACAGCCTCCCGAAAGGGCAGGGCCTGCGGGAACATATGCCGTCATTCCGCCAGACGCAGTGCTTCTTTGGTGCAGAAATAGAGGGGCTTGGTCTATTCGTCATACCTCTCTCCACTCCGGACAAGTGTGGTTGTAGTCAGTAAATTCTCCGCAATTATCACTCTCATCACAAGTACATGCCCATCCATCCTCGTCAACGCCTTCGCTATACCAGCAGGTGCCGCAGATTTTTTTATTGTCCATGTTCATCTCATAAACTCCTGTCGACAACAGTCTCCACATAATTTAAAATACAAACTAGGTAATCCATCGCCTCACTCAAATCTTTCCTGATGGCCTCTTTGCGCTCCTGAGGTAAATAATTTGTCCGACCGATGCAGCCATAAGCCGTTGATACAGATTCCAGTATTTCGCTGATGATTTCCGAATCCTCTCGTATCTTCTCAATAATTTCATTGACTACTTCTGTTGACGCCTCTTGATATCCATCGAAAACTCCCGGCTCTCCCCGTTCACCCAACGGCCCCGGGTCATCGCCTTTTTGCGTTTCTGGTATCTGCACCGCCGAAACCGCCGGCTCCTGAAAAAGCTCATCAAATTCCTTATTGATTGTTGCCGCCGGCCGCCGTTCTGATTTCTGTTTTTTGGGGATCCTTGGAGTCATCAGCCCCTTTTTCTTAAGAACATAAAATCTTGAGCGTATAGTGGCCTCAGAAACGCCGATTCTTTCAGCAATGGCCAGATTCTTCATACCGTTTCTTTTCCATTCCATAATCTGGTCATCTTCTACTTGCGTCCATTTTTTCATTGGTTGAAACTCTCCCTTCTCAATTAGCAGTGCCTCAATTTCCGCTGCGTGACAATCGTTAAGCTGCGCCAGTATTTTTATCTGCGCTTTTTTGTTCTTGGCCTGACGGTACATAACAACTATCTCATCATCCGGCATGTGCTTCATAATTCTTACCCACCCCAATCCAGACGCTGGCCGCAAGCAAAACAATGTAACACTTCCGCACCCAAGCCGCTATTTTTCTGCCGTACGGCGGATTGCAAAACACCGTGTGCCCCTGCCAGTCCTGAAGCAATCCGTCAATCTCTTCGGTGAAATAGTTGCCGCATTTGTGATTGACGTCATCGGCGCACGGGTCCAGCGTAAAATGAAATTCACTGTTCAGCAGGTTGTAGAAATCAACCGGCGTGCTCCATTGGTCTGTTTTGCTGCTGAACATTACACCATTCATACTCTGTCACCCCCTAAAACAATTTCATCTGCCCGCAGGGGAAGTTATACCAAATCACTTCCGTTTTTGCGGCGCCATGCTCGGCGGTGGCCGCTATGGACTCCTTTTCCCATCCGGCAAGCATACGGTTGTACAATTCACTGTCATATCCGCTGATTATTATGGGGCCTGTGTGGTTCAGCGCCCCCTGAAGGAATTCAACATGATTCTGCGTTGACATTTCACAGGCATATTGTTTTCCTGATGAACGCGTATCCAGCAAATACGGCGGGTCGGCATAGATAAGAACTCTTGGATTGTTGTATTGCGCCATAACCTCGACGGCCGGACGGTTTTCTATTTGCACATGGCGCAGTCTTTCCGCGCACTCTCCAATCCATTTGGGAAGCCGGTACCACTGCGAAAGACAATAGGCCGCTTCCCGCCCATGCACATCATGCCGCCACCCGCCCTTCCACCTTGTTTTTGACCCGTATGACATCCAGCACCGTATCAAAAACTTTCGGGCCTGTTCTATTTCGTTGTCCGAAGGATTGCAAATATATGCGTTATCGTACTCCTCCCGGCTGTGGGGCGTGGCGCATACAATTTTTGACAGGCTGTCCGCGTGATTCCGGATGCACGAAAACAGATTTACCACATGTCCGTCCAAATCGTTAACGGTTTCAATTTTTGACGGTTGCTTATTAAACAGAACCGCTCCGCTGCCAAAGAACGGCTCAAGATAACTGTGGTGCGGAGGCATGCGACTGACGATCCGGTCCGCAATCCGCCATTTTGAACCGGGGTATTTTAACACGTTTTTTGTTGGCACGTTTCCCCTCCCCCCTGCCTTTGCTTCTTATACTCGTTATACTGCTGCCTGTACCGGTAGCTGTCCCCGAACACATTCCACGCGGCTTTTACTAGGTTCGGCTCAAAAGGCCTTATGCGCTCCAAATCTTCAACGGCGTTTGCTGAAATGGAGCAGCCGCAGCACCCCGTTCGTTTGAGCCCGTACACCTCATAGGCATCAGAGTACCGTATTCCGTAATACTCCTTGTACCACTGCTTGTCCGTGTCTGATACATAGTACAGGGGACGCAACCGGTATTTCCCGTCGCTTGACTCGGTAAAGCACATGGAGGTATTGTCCTTACGCGGAACAGACCTCACACCGCCCTCGGCTCGCCGCTCCCCGGTAATTATCATATCGAAGGGTTTCTGTACCCGGTGCGCAATTTGTTTTTTGCAGTAATCACAGCACTTATCGCTAGCATTGAACGGGATCGGATTTTCTATGATAAAGTCAAGAAGGTATTTTGACGAGCCTATGACAAGCTGAATCTCCGGCCTCGGCTCGCCATCCGAATTACAGCCGCACAAAAAATTGATTGGCGATTCAC